GAGAGCGATACAGAAGACGCCGGGGCCTACTTCGCGGGCAAAGACCCGGAAAAGCCCATTACCCCCGCACAGGTCAAATTCTTCTATACCTGTGCCAGCCGCCATGGCCTGACAAAGCAGGCGGCCAAGGACTTCTTGAAATCACACGGCTACGACAGCGCCAGCAAGATCAAGTCCGGCGACTTCGACGCCCTAGTGGACGCCCTGCAAAAGGAGGACTCCTGATGTTTATCAATGGCCTGCCAGACTATGACCGCAGTGGCAAAGAGGTCAAGACCGGCCTCGTCATCGCAAAGGCCACCTGTGACGGAGATATCCGCATCACCAGCAACGGCAAGGAGGTCGGCTCCATCTCCGTCCGCGCCTATGGCCGCAAGGATGGAACCGCCGCTTTCCTGACCGTCAAGGGCTGGGGAAAGCTGGCCCGCCAACTGTCCGTTATGGTGAAGGGCGACCGGGTCATCGCCGCCGGACGGCTGGAGAGCCGGGAGTACAACGGCAAAACCTATACAGACCTGATAGCGGACTATGTGTGGCCCACAGAAAAGGAGCCCCACTTCCCCATCCAGAGCGGCGGCGTCAACGTCTCAGCCGCAGACTTCGCCGAGATCGGCGAAGAGGACGGCGAACTGCCGTTTTAAGGCGGTGTGTATGTGAAACGGGATCAATTTACATTTTATCGGAGCTACTATGAGGCTCTGAAAAATTTACCGAAACGAGACCAGACTGCAGTCCTGATGGCAGTCATTGGTTATGCCCTAGACGAAACTGAGCCCTTGCTCTCCGGCGTCCCTCTTTCCGTTTTCACTTTGATCCGCCCGACACTGGACAGCGGGAGGAACAAAGCACGAAACCGCATGAACAAATGCGGAACAAGATCAGATCAAACCGAGAACAAAGTAAAAACAAATCAGGAACAAACCTGTAAGGAGAGGGAGAAAGAGGTAGAGAGTGAGAGAGAGGTAGAGGTAGAGAGTGAGAAAGAGAGTAAGAACGATAGTTATACTCCCCCTACCCCCTCTCCCAGGGGGAAACGCTTTTCACCTCCGACAGTCGATGAAGTCAAGGCATATTGTCAGGAGCGGAACAACGGGGTAGACCCGGAGTCGTTTGTCGCTTTCTATGCGTCAAAGGGGTGGCGGGTCGGTCAGTCTCCCATGAAAGACTGGAAACAGGCTGTAATCACCTGGGAAAAGCGCAGGAAGCAGGAAGGGAAGGAAAAGCCTACCGTCCAAAGCATGAACGACGAGACGTGGAAGTACATCCGGGAAATGTACCAGCATAAGGAGGAACCATGAACAGCAAACAGAAGGGCAAGCGTGGTGAGCTGGAATGGGCCAGCTATTGCCGTGGGCAGGGCTATGACTGCCGCCGCACGGCTCAGTATTGCGGGAACACCGGGGACGCCTCTGACGTTGTAGGGCTGCCCGGCATCCATCAGGAAGTCAAGCGTGTGGAGCGGCTGGATTTGGAGGCAGCTATGGCCCAGGCAAAGCATGATGCGCCTCCTTGGGAATATCCCATTGTAGCCCACCGGCGGAGCCGCTGCGAATGGCTGGTAACAATGCGGGCGGAGGACTGGTTTTCCCTGTACAGGGAATGGGAGGCAAGTCATGACAACTAAGAAGCTGCAAACCATTCTGGAGATGGTGGACCGGGGATACCTCCAGAAGGACATTGCCAAAGCGGTCAATGTGTCCGTTTCGACCGTCAGCATCTGGGCCCGGAAATATGGGCGTGTGCGGATACCGCGTCGCTACTGCCTGAAGATGTACACCATCTACGGCAAGGACGGGCAATACGCCTTTGAGGGCACCGCCCGAGAGTGTGCGGAATATCTGGGCATCCGATACCAGTCCTTCCGGCGGATGGCGTCCCAATACCAGCGTTATGGCAGGGGCCGGTATGCAGTGTATCCGTCGGAGGTGGAAGCATGAGAGCTGCCCGCTGGAAAGGAAGAGAGCATGATGGATGATACAAAGCGCGCCTTGCTGGGCGACCACGAGGCAGCCAAGCGGCTGACGGATGCGGGGGTGCTGGTGCCGTGCCCTGGATGCGGTAGCGACAATATCGTGGATTGGTACAGACACAATGAGGTCTGGTATCAGTGCGATGATTGCGGCTGGCAAGGCCCAAGCGTTTACTGTGAAGGATTTCAGGATACAGAGCAAGCCCGCCTGGAATGGAACACCCGCGCACCGATTCTGAGCGCGGAGGGGATGGAGATGCTGGAGGGGATGGAATGAAGAACCCGGGAGAATATGTTGACATTGGGGACCCAGCCTTGCAAGTCAGAACAGACGAGGATGGAAACACCGTGGCCTCTGCAACGATACAGGCGGTTGTCCTCTGGAAAGAAGATATCGAAAACTACATCATGGACGAGATCATCAAGATGTGCAAGGAGCACGGAATTACGGACCTGTATGTGCTGAACCGGGATTTCATCCTGTCAGCCATCAGGGAGAAGATGGAAAGGGAGGCCCAACTATGAAGCTGGAAGAAGCAATCGCAAAAGCTAAAATTTTGAATGATAGCCTTAAAGAACTGGCCGATGAATACGAGGGTCAAGGTTCGTTTATGGCGGCTGGTATGGCTGTGACGTTCAAGCTTGTATTGGACACTATCCTCTCCGCCCTCCGCCCCGTCAGTAAGGAGCAGGTGGAGAAGATGCGGAAGGGTGAGTGGGAAGATATGAGAGAGGCTTACAACGATGTGCCAAAGCGGAGATGTTCGCGTTGTAAAAGAGTGTTTATTGGGCTTGATACACCGTTCTGCGAGGCCTGCGGCGCTCCCATGACGGACGAGGCCGTGGAGATGGTGATGGAGAAAATTAACAATATGGAGGAAATAACAAATGAGCATTGATTGCAGATATTTTACCAACGGGACGAAAACCGCATACACATTGAAGCATACTGATACCGGGATGGTTGAGGAATTTGAAAAATTCGAGGAAATCCCGGTAGGAGTTCGAGAGCATTTTAAGCGGTTGACTACGCCGAAGTTCTGTGGCCCTGACCTCTCTACCATTCTTGGGCTAAACAGTGTATTTTACCCTGATTGGCCGAAAGCGTGTGGACACCCTGACTATCAGGGGAAACGGTGTATAGCTGAATCCTGTAAGTATGCAGACGAAGCGGGAGGATGGGAAAAGTGCCTGTATTTACAGAGTGGAAAAGGGGAGGCGCTGAACGATGCGGATTGAGCGCAGACGGTATGTAGTTATGCGAAGGAACCGAACTGAGGTTTGGTGTGGGCTTTCCAAACATTTCAGTTTCCGCCCGATTACTGAAGTGAAAGATGTTTCTGTCAAGACATATCGTTCCGAAGCACAAGCCAGAAGCGGCTGTTCTTCATGGGACAGAGACTTTGAAGTTGTTCCGGTAATTGAGATGATTGCGACTGAGGAGGCGCTGAAAGATGGCAGTACGGCCGATTGATGGCAACGATTTTATGCGGCAGCTAACGCTTGACACCAGTAAAGGCCATTATGGCGAGTTTATGGAAAGGAGCGATGTGAAAGTCTCTCACTGGATGCCCCTTCCCGCGCCGCCCGACCGCCGCCCGCCGGAGGGAGAGGAGGCCCATCGCGATGAAATGCAGAGATTGTGAGAAATGGGGATGGGGAGATGATGAAGGGACCCCTGTTTGGGGGTGGTGCTGGAAATATACATCTTGCCCAGATCCGGATATTGATAGGAGTTGTCCGGATTTCTCCCCTAAAAAGCCGGATATCTTCACAACACTCTCCACACTCAAGGCCGAAAACGAGCAGCTGCGGGCCGAGCTGGAAAACTACCGCAAAGGCCATCGCGAAGAAGCAATCTCCGCCCTGTCCCCGCCGAACGAGCCGCTGACGCAAGCGGACCTTGATAGCATGGACTATGACAAGGTATGGCTTGACTATGGTGCTGACGGAGAGTGGGCGCTGGCGGTAAGCGGCCGAATCTATTCCCTGGCGGTCCTGGAGGGGGCCGGGTTCGAGGACATCTTGCGGGACGAGGTAGACGGTGAGACCATAGATCGCCCCAGTGGAGACTATGCCGTCTACCGCCGCCCGCCGGAGGGAGAGGATGAAACATGACAAACGCAGATAAAATCCGGGCCATGAGCGACGAGGAACTGGCGGACATTTTTCTCAGAGCCGACTTTTGTAAGTGTTGTGAGCATGAAAAAGGCGGAGTATGCAATTTCATCTGTGCTTATCCAAACATTCCGATTTATGAAGGGTGCAGGCAAGCTGCATTGAAGTGGATGAAGCAACCAGTGGAGGTGGACACCTGATGGACATTGAGAAGCTGATTGAGCAGCTAAACGGATATTTTGAAGGGAAGGACCTGAAAAGAGGCGTTGCACTTGATGGCGCCACCACCCTCTCCACGCTCCGGGCCGAAAACGAGCAGCTGCGGGCCGAGCTGGAACAGGTGAAGCGGTGTATTGAAATTGTAGAAAATCAGAGAGATCAGATGAAGCGGGAGAGGGATGCGGCAGTAGAGGACCTGCACAAACTTTGCCCCGCATGGAAGTGGGACGGCGAGGAGGGCTGACATGAAAAAGCGTAAATACTACCGAAAGTGCGGTATCTGTGGGGAACGGTATGAGCAGAGCGAGATGGTGAGAGATGAATGTTCTCCCACTGGCTGGATTTGCTTTGACTGTTGCATGGGCGTACACCCGGAGTATGAGGAGGACTGACATGAAGCGGCTGACATACTTTGACGGCGGGAAATGGCGGCTCAAAATTGGCAACACCGAATATAGCGGTAAAACCGTTTTCCTGACCCGCGAGGAGGCCGCACTACGGAGGGAGCAGGATGGTTGATTGGGCAGTCATTAGGAGACTTGGGCTTTCCTTCCCTGGATGGTTCATCAACGCCCAGGGGGAGTTTATCGCCCACCAAAAGGCAAATGTGTATTTCAATATCAGCACTTGCAAGAGCGAACTGGATGTAAAGTGCAAGGTGTTGGAGTGGTTTTCCCGCGCGGCTTGTAAGTCCACGCCGTTTCGCCGTGCAGTAGATAATACAGCCCTTCATATTTTCTTCCTGAATGGTATAAATCAATATCTTGACACTAGGTTCAGTGTGGAGGATATGCGAGAGATTTACACTTATCTCGGGAACGCTTGCGACCATCAAAAAACGATCCGATTTATAGAGAGCGGCTATGATATGACCGTATTGGAGGAGCAGGATGGAGAATAAAACTATACCGCCGATGTATCCCGCTGAATTTGTCGAACGGGAATTAGGGATTAGAACTGACTGCTATAACCACAGCTGCCCATTCAGGGTGAATGATACCAGCAACGCCAACCGCTGCGAGTGTACGGCCTGCCCGAATCGGTGTACGGGCGATTTTTCCATTGCGTGGAACCGGACGCTGACGGATGAAGAGCTGGAAATCATTAAACGGATTGCAGACGACCACGAACAGAGGTGGAGAGAATGAAGGAGTACATCGAGAGGGCGGAAGCACTCGACATCTGCCAGAAAGAATATGAAGATCGGCTTAGAATGGCAGACTATTGCGGCGATACCGTGGCTTGGGATATTGGCGGAACAATCAAAGGCATCCCCGCCGCCGACGTTGCGGAGGTGAGGCACGGGAGATGGGTAAACCCACACTGGAGGAATAGTGACTTTGCTTGCAACTGTTCCGCTTGTGGCGTAGAAGCCATACACCGAGAATATAGGTGGCATGAACGAGGTATATATCCTATTTGCCCCAACTGCGGCGCTCGCATGTATAAGGAGGCCGACCATGAAGTTTCGGAACCATGAGACGGGGGAAGTGCTTAGATATCGGGATATTATTCCTGTACTTTGCAAAAGCGGGTGTGATAACTGTCCGATAATAGCGGAGGTTCTCAAACACGATGACCAGTCATGTCAGGCGTGGATACTCAATCACCCCCACGAAGCCGCCCGCCTGATGGGCTATGAGGTTATAGAGGATGAAAAGGAGGACACCATGGACAAGCCGCTGAATTTGTGAGGTGAACGTGAATGGGCAGATTGATTGATTTATCAGGAAAGAGGTTTGGCAGGCTGCTGGCTATCGAAAGAGATACAAGTAGAAGCCCAAAAGAACGAAAATATAGAACGCTTTGGAAATGCAAATGTGACTGCGGTAAAGAAGTTGTTGTTTGGGCAAACAACTTGGTAAGAGGGCACACATTAAGCTGTGGGTGCTACAAAATTGAAACTTTTATTGATAGAGAAACAGAACACGGAATGTCAGATACAAGGCTATACGAGATATGGAAAGGAATGAGACGCCGGTGTCTTGACCCAAAAAGGAATAGCTACCACAACTATGGAGGGAGA